CGTCGCGGCCGTCGCGGCGGCGTTTTTTGCTTGCCACAGGAAGCGGGCGGCGGCCGACGGCGTCGTGGCGTCGGCGGCGTTCCGGGCGGCGTCGTCGGCCCGATCGGCGGCGGCGTTCGCCCGGGCGGCGGCGGCGGCCGCCTTTTTCGTCGCGGCGATGAAATCGCGGGCGGCGTCGGCGGCGAAGGCGATCAGGACGGCCGCCTTAGCGAGCTCGTTTTTTGCGGCGTCGGCGGCGTCGGCGTCGAGGCGGGCGGCGGTGGCGGCGTCGAAGGCGGCCCGGGCGGTGGTGGTCGTGTCGTTCATTTGCTTTTTTCTCTTTTTTGGTTTTCCGGGCGGCGCCGTCATGGCGGCCCGAACTAAATAAAAAGCAAGACGCGTGCCACGCGGCCGGCCGGCCGCCGCCCGGGGCAGGAGCAAATCCCGTGCCACGGAAATCGGCAAGCTTTGCCGGGTGGATACGGCAAGCTTTGCCGATATATGGCAGCTTGTGCCGCTTGCATGATGCGGGCGGCGCATGACCGATAGCAGGCGGCGTGCCATATACACGGCGATCATAATGCAGAACGAGCATATGCGGCGCCGCCATGATGCATCGGCCGCACGATAGCAAGTCCCGTGCCACATGCACGACGACCATGATGCATCGGCCGCACGATAGCAGGCGGCGTGCCATATGCGGCGCCGTCATGATGCAGGACGAGCATATGCAGCAGGACCATGATGCGATCGATGCATATGCGGCGCCGTCATGATGCGATCGATGCGTATGCAGCAGGACCATGATGCACGAGACGCATAAAGTCGGCCGCCCGGGCGGCGGTCCAGCGGCGCCGTCGGTCTGTTCGCTTGTTCGGTTGTTCTCGCGTACCCACGAGGCTAGAGAGCCAAATGCCGTTTTCCCCGACGAACCACCGAACGAACGAACAGCCCGGGCGGAGGACCACCCACCCCGCTCACCCCCACGGGCCTAGGTTGGGGATTCGAATTCATATTTCGCTCAGGAGTCGTTTGATGACGAGGGGGGTATGACTGTGTGGGCATTGGGTGGACTTGTGCCGGATGATGAGGAGCAGGCAAAGTTGCACTTGCAGGCGGTTCCGTCGTATAGGGCTAAACCATATGGTCCGAAAGAGACGTTTAAACATGATACGTTTGTCAGGCTCGAGAACGAATATAGGTTGGGGTTGATGGCAAAGGCGAACGATTTCATCCGGGCGCTGAAGACTACAAATTGTTCGGTGAGGCAGTCGTGCAGGATATCGGGGTTGAATCGGACGGCGGCTGAGGCGCTGAAGATGAGGTGTCCGGATTTTGCGAAGGCGTGGAAGGATGTGTACGAGGAGACGACGGACAGGCTGGAGGAGGAAGGGTTCAGGAGAGCCGTTGAAGGGGTTCAGCAAGATGTATATAGCAATGGGGTTGTCGTAGGTACCAAGACGGTATATTCGGACGCGCTTCTTGCCCTAATGCTGCAAGGGAGGAGATCTGACGTATACAGGAATAAGGTGTCTACGGAGGTTAGTGGTCCAAATGGAGCGCCGATGGAACTGGCGTCGCTGTCGGATGACCAGCTGGATGCCGTGATAAAGTCGAAGGTGGCGGAGGCCAAGATAAGGGGATTGATCGATGTCTGAGTTGCAGGTTCAGATAGCCCTGATGTTGGAGGAGAAGCTCCGCAGGGCTGGGGAGAGGCGCCTGTTCTCATATTATCCGGATGAGGGGCCGCTCCGACGTGAGTTATATCCGAAACATTTATCGTTTTTCGATGCCGGGAGTAGGTTTAGGGAGAGGTTGATGCTGGCCGCGAACCGGGTGGGCAAGACTGAGGGGGTGGGTGGATATGAGGTGGCACTGCATATGACCGGGAGGTATCCGGATTGGTGGCAGGGAAGGAGGTTTACAAAGCCTGTGTCGGTTTGGGTAGCCGGGGACACGAGCAAGACGGTGCGGGACATCTTGCAATTTAAGCTTTTGGGACCGATGACGGCATTGGGGACGGGACTGGTACCTAAGAGTGATATCGTCAAGGTGGTGTCGAAGCCCGGGGTGGCTGAGGCGGTGGAGATAGCGATGGTACGACATGTATCCGGGGGCGAGTCTAGGGCGATATTTAAATCATATGACCAGAAGCGGGAGTCGTTCCAAGGAACGGAGCAGGACATTATCTGGTTGGATGAGGAGCCGCCGCTGGACGTGTATACGGAGTGTGTATTACGTACGATGACGACAAATGGTTTGATCATCCTGACGTTCACTCCGATGATGGGGATGAGTGAGACCGTGATGGCTTTCTTCCCGAACGGAGAGATCCAGCAGAGGGATGAGGGGAACAAATTTGTGTGTACGGCCACATGGGATGATGTGCCGCATCTGGATGAGCAGACCAAGAAGGAATTGTGGGATTCGATCCCGCCGTTCCAGAGGGATGCCAGATCAAAGGGGATACCGCAGTTGGGGTCCGGAGCGATCTATCCGGTGCCGGAGAGTGAGATAGTGGTACCGGATTTCGATATCCCGGCGCATTGGCCAAGAGCGTTTGGATTGGATGTCGGGTGGAATAGGACTGCGGCGGTATGGGGCGCCATGGACAGGGAGTCGGACGTACTATACCTATACTCGGAGCATTATCGTGGTCAGGCTGAGCCGGCCGTACACGCGGAGGGTTTGAAGGCTAGGGGCACCACCATCCCCGGGGTGGTAGATCCGGCGTCCCGGGGCAGATCTCAGGTGGACGGACAGCAATTGTTGCAGAGATATAGGTCGTATGGTTTGGATCTGGTGCCGGCTATAAATTCGGTGGAAACCGGGATTTACGATGTGTGGCAGAGATTGTCCTCCGGCCGCCTAAAGGTGTTCAGAGGAATGAAGAATTGGCTGTCGGAGTTCAGGTTATATCGCCGTGACGATAAGGGGAGGGTGGTCAAGGATAATGATCATCTAATGGATGCCACCAGGTATTTAGTGATGAGTGGGATCAGTAGGGCGGCATTTTTGAAAGAGGGGGCGGATAGGTCAAAACGTATGTTTACAATGCCTGTAATTAACTTCTTTAAACGATGAACGAAGACAAACTTGATCAGATCCACCAACAAGCCCGGAAGGAGTTTGACGAAATTCAATCCGCCCTGTATCAGGAGCGTATGAATTGTCTTCAGGACCGCAGATTTTGTTCGTTGGCGGGGGCGCAATGGGAGGGACCGCTGGGCCAGCAGTTTGAGAACAAGCCCCGCTTTGAAGTGAACAAGATTCACATGGCGGTGTTGCGGATCATCAACGAATACCGCAACAACCGGATTGGCGTACAATTTGTCTCACGGGAGGGGGAGGAGTACGACAGGCTGGCTGATGTCTGTGCCGGGTTGTACAGGGCGAGCGAACAGTCTCCGACGGCCGAGGAAGCCTATGATAACGCCTTCGAGGAGGCCGTGATGGGGGGTTTCGGGGCATGGAGACTCCGGACGGAGTATGAGAACGAGGAAGATCCTGAGGAAGACAAACAGAGGGTATGTATCGAGCCTATCTTTGATGCCGATACGAGTGTATATTTTGATCTTGGGGCCAAGCGTCAGGATAAGGCGGATGCCAAGCGGTGCTTCGTGTTGACCAGCATGACATACGACGCGTATAGGGCTGAATATGATGATGACCCGTCAACCTGGCCCAAAACCGTCACTCGTTCTCAGTTTGACTGGTATACGCCATCCGTGGTGTATGTGGCCGAATACTACGTGGTAGAGGAGGTGTCTGAACAAATTCGGATATACCGCGATATGGAGGGGGAAGAAGAGTCGCTCCGGCCTGATGAATTGGATGAGGAGGCAAAGATGCTTGCGACTGGCTGGAAAGAGGTCCGGCGCAAGAAGGTCAAGACCCGGAAGGTCCGCAAGTACATTATGTCGGGGGCGAAGATTCTCGAAGACTGCGGATACATTGCAGGGAAACATATCCCGATCATTCCGGTGTATGGGAAGCGTTGGTTTGTGGATAATGTGGAACGCTGCATGGGGCATGTGAGGCTGGCGAAGGACGCCCAGAGACTCAAGAATATGCAATTGAGTAAGCTTGGGGAGATTGCAGCCCTGAGTGCGGTCGAGAAACCGATCTTGATACCCGAACAGGTGGCCGGTCATCAACTCATGTGGGCGGAGGATAACCTTAAAAATTACCCCTACCTACTCATCAATCCAATCACTGACGCCAACGGCAATACTGCTCCGGGGGGTCCTGTAGCCTATACCAAACCTCCGGCTATCCCATCATCCATGGCTGCCTTATTGCAAATCACTGAAGTGGATATGCAGGAGATATTGGGAAGCCCTCAGCAGGGTGACAAGATGGTTTCCCACCTGTCCGGAAAGACCGTGGAGATGATTCAGCAGCGTCTGGACATGCAGGCGTTCGTTTTCATGTCCAACATGGCAAAAGCGGTCAAGAGATGTGGTGAAGTGTGGCTTTCGATCGCTAAGGATATATTTGTGGAGCAGGGCAGAAAGATGAAGTCCATAACTTCGAGTGGCAAGATGGAGTCCGTGGAACTCATGAAACCGGTCGTGAATGACGAGGGTGAGATTGAGTATGATAACGACCTATCGGACGCAGAGTATGATGTCGAGGTAACCGTCGGCCCCAGTAGCGCAACTAAGCGACAGGCTACTGTTCGCGCTTTGACCGATATGATGACACTGAATCAGGACCCGGAAATGGGTCAGGTACTCTCCGCCATGGCCATGTTGAATATGGAGGGGGAGGGGATCGAAGACGTTCGCGATTATTTCCGGAAGAAGCTGCTTAAGATGGGCGTCCTGAAACCCACTGAAGTGGAGGCTGAGGAGATGGCTATGGCGGCTCAGAATGCCCAACCGGACCCGCAGGCGCAGTACTTGCAGGCAGCGAGCGAAGAGGCTATCGCCCGGGCGTCCAAGGCGCAGGCAGACAGCATTCTGGCGGTCGCGAAAGCTGAAGAATCCCGGGCTAAGACCACGGAGACCCTATCCAAGGTGTCCATGAATGATCAGGAGCGTGTGTTCGCACTTGTAGACAAAATTGTGCAGCCCGTTCAGATGTGATAGAATGATATCAGCATAATGAGTGCTATAACTACGGCAGATGATGTAGCTACTACCGAACCTGAAGAGGTACTCACACCGCAGCCAGAGGCCGCCCCGGCGGAGCCTGAGCCGCAGACTGAGGAAACTTCAGAAGAGGATGTGGTGACCATCGCTGGGGAGTCGCCGACCCCTGAGGAGGAAGAAAAGCAAGCACCTGAATGGGTGCGTAACTTGAGGAAAAGCTACCGCGAGTTGCAGCGTGAAAAACGCGAACTTGAGGAAAAGCTCAAAACAGTTTCACCGGCGTCAGAGCAATTTCCTGTCGCTCCGGGGAAGAAACCAACACTTGAGCAATGCGACTACGATGCGGATAAGTTCGAAGCTGAACTTGCTGACTGGTTCGAGCGAAAACGGCAGTCTGACGAGGCTGAAGTAAAGCAAAGAATCAAGCAGCAGGAGGAACAGCAAACTTGGCAGAAGAAGCTTGAAACTTATTCTCAGTCTAGAACTGGGCTTAAGGTATCAGACTTTCAGGATGCTGAAGATGCTGTCCTCGAAACGCTGAGTGTGACGCAACAAGGCATTATCCTTCAGGGTGCCCAGAATCCGGCTGTTGTTGTTTACGCCCTAGGCAAGAACCATAACAAAGCTAAGGAACTGGCAAGGATCACTGATCCGGTTCAGTTCGCGTTTGCAGTTGCAAAACTTGAAACTCAACTCTCTGTGCAAAAGAAACAAGCTCCACCTCCCGAAAAACGAATTAATGGAAACGGTAGTCTCGGTACGTCCAGCGCCCAGCTGGATCGCTTGCGTGATGAAGCGGCACGCAGTGGGGATTTTACCAAAGTGATCGCTTTCAAACGTCAGTTAAAAAACCAATCCTAGTTTATGGCTAATGCATTTAGTAAAGAAGAAAGGGTAGCGTTCGAGAACCTCCTTGAGGGGTTCCAAGACGCACTTGTCCTGTCCCGCAACGTCTCGATCTACAACACGGACCAGACGATGATGGAACGCACCAACAACACGATCTGGAGGCCGCAGCCTTACATTTCCCGTTCCTATTCTGGCACGGATATGACGTCGAACTTCTTCGACTACACTCAGCTCTCGGTTCCTGCGACGATCGGGTTCAACCAGTCTGTTCCTTGGATCATGACTGCGACTGAACTGCGTGACGCGCTTCAGGAACAACGCCTCGGTGATTCGGCCAAGCAAAAGCTCGCGTCCGATATCAACGTCGCTGTGATGAACGTGGCTGCCTCGCAGGGCACGCTCGTTGTGAAGCGTCTCGCTGCTGCTACCGGATTTGATGACGTCGCCCAGTGCGAGGCCATCTTCAACGAACAGGGTGTGCAGGACTTCGATCGTTACCTGGCCTTGTCGACCCGCGACTACAACGGTATGGCGAACAACCTCGCTGGCCGTCAAACCGTTGCTGGCAAAGTCCAGACTGCGTACGAACGTGCGTTCGTCGGCCAGATCGCCAGCTTCGGCACGTATAAGCTCGACTACGCTAACCGCATCGCTGCGGCCGCTGGTGGTGGAAGCATCACGATCAACACGTCGTCTGGTGCGAACGCCTACATCCCCAAGGCGGTGACCTCGTCCCCGACGACCGCTGAGCGTCTCAACGTGGACAACCGTTACCAGACGGTGACCGTAAGCAGCACGACTAACGTTGCCGCTGGCGATGCGTTCACTATCGCTGCCGTGAACGCTGTTCATCACATCACCAAGCAGGACACTGGTCAGCTGAAGACCTTCCGGGTTATCAGCGTTACCAACAGCACTCAGATGGTGATCAGCCCTCCCATCATCTCCAACCAGTCTGAGAACGATACGCCCGCAACGGCTGAGTACCAGAACTGCGTTGTTAACACGAAGGCTTCGAACAGTGCGATCGTGTGGCTCAATACTGCTGCCGCTCCGATCAACTGCTTCTGGCAGAAGGACGCTATCGAAATCCTGCCGGGCCGTTATGCGGTTCCCGCTGACGACGGCGCGAACGTGAGGCGTGCTTCCACCGATCAGGGCATCGAACTGGTCATGCAGAAGCAGTACGA